CTATAGAATTATTTTCATTATTTTCACCATTTACGTAACCAACCCAAATTCCTTCTGCTTTATCTAAAGGACCTACTTCATCTGCAAGTTTTAACAAAGAGTCTGCAAGCATTCTTTCAGCGTCTGAAAGTTTATCATAAAGTGGCTTTCCTTCCCACTCTTCTTTAATTACATCGGGATACATTCTTTTAGAATTTGGCTCTGCTTCATAAAGTGCTCTTTGCTGCTCTATTGCAGAAAGCCTACTAGTATGGCAGCCTTTTACATCCCCATCTGGGCCAACAACGGCATAACCTTGGCATCCGCCATAGTTCATTCTAATATCGTAAGGCATAATAAAATTATATCACCTTTCTTTAGTGTCGTTTTGACGTTTTGCCAATAGGTTTTCTAGAAAAAACCTTTCATCTTCTGGAAGGCTATACATTATAGACTTTGTATATTCTATATCTTTAGGCATAACCATTGGAATACCATTATTATCAAAAGTCAAATCTATAATATCTTTATTCCATAGTCTAAAGGCTAATTCATTAATCATTTTAAAATGCTCTTCAAATAAATCTGGCATTATTTCTTGGCATTTAGGTGTTAAGTTATATATAAACTGATTACTAATAGAATCATACCCTCTAACTTCTAAGGCTCCCATTTCTATTAACTGCAGTATAAGATTAGACAAATCTTCTTCACTTACGTACTCTTCATCAGACAAGGCGAAACCCTCCATTCCAATCTAAAGCACTTGATTTAATCTTATCTGGAAAAAAATCATCTGCATTATCAGAATCTGTTCCACCTTGAGACCAAGTATGAATATCTATTTCTTTAATTCTATTTCTTTCTGTATTAGATATGGAATTATAAACTGATCCACACATAGCGTCAGCCAAATCTTTAGACTTTTTTCTAGGATGATCTACCCTACTTCCTATAATCCTTAGTTCTAATAATTCTTCTAACAATATATCAATATGTGGTGCTATTAATCTTTCTTCATAAAATAGCATAGTTAAATCCTCATAATGTTTTTTTGCTACAGATAATGTTTCAGTTTTTATTCCTACCTGTTTAAGTTCTTGTTGAATATCAAATGACTGCCAGCGATCAAAGGTTACTAACCCTAAGTTAAACCCTTGTCTTCTTAAATCAATAATCCAATTCTTTACTTCGCTAAGATCAACTGGACCTTCACGATGTGGCTCCCACCAAGCAATTGCATCTACTACAACAAATGGAACAATTTGTTCATAGTCATTAAAGGATTGAACACTTACCCATTTATCTACGTGGCTAATTGCTACTGCACATTTGTCATGCTTTTGTGCAAGATCTGCATGTACATAATAAACTGTATCTGGATTTGGTTTAAAGTTTATATCAAATCTTCTATTTCCATCTAAAGGATTTCTATTTGCTAATCCTTTTTCTATTTTTTCTCTAGACTTAAAAAAAGCATCAGAAGAAGTTGTTGGCATGCAAGCAAAACGCATAAGAGCATCTGCTGGATCTGTAAAAAATGCTAACTTAAAATCTTCAATTTTTCTAGTTGGATTCATATCCCATGTAGGTCTCCTTAATGCAAAAACTCCAGGATATTTATAAGATTCAATATGATCTTCTTCCCATTCTATTTCAAACCTATTACTCGGATCGTCTTCACTAAGAGTGGGATTAATTATAAATTCATTTTTTTTAATTACTGTTTGTTTGTCTGCAACAACATCTTCATATCTTTTAGAAATAAAATCTCCTTTAAATCTAGGAAATGAAAGAAGTATTACTTTTCCAAAATCTGGAAACCTAGAATCTACCGATCCACGAAAGGCTTTGTATAAATTATCAGCAGTTTTTCCCTGATCATTTCCACCAGCACCTTCCATTGCAAATCCAGATATTTCATCAAGCACAGCAAGTATTAAGTTTAATCCTTCTGCAGACTCTCTTTCGGAGTGACCAGAATATACCGTTATTGATTTATTAAATTCTATATTGTCAACCTTTGCTTCATATTTACCAGCAAACCAAGGTGATCCTTCAATTTTTGATTTAAATCCTTTAAAAAAAACATTCTTTGCTTGTTGTGCGTTAACAGCAACGTTAATTAAATCTATTGCATCATTAGATGGTTTGCCAAAATATCTTGACGGATCTTTTAAACATAATAACTTATAAACAATATATGCACAGCCAATGGTAGAAGTATGATCTTTGCCACTGCCCTTTCCACACATAAGTATAACTTCTTGCTTAGTATATTTTTTATAATGTTGTTTGCCTTCTTCAATTCCTAAATATCTTTGAACATCTCCTTCTTTATATATTTGACTCATACATTCTACAAGGGTATATTGATATTCAGATAATTCTGGTTGGTTTAAATAATCTTTTCCAGTAACAAATGTTTTAACATCTACTGGAAATTCTAAAAAAGGACTTTCATCTAGTGCTTCTATAAAGTCACTAAAATCAATCGTTGTCAATTACAATCACCTCAGTTTGAATTTCAGAAAGACGTTTCATTATCTCTTCCCTAATTTCTGGATGGCTTGAAGCAATATCCTTTAATATCTTTATCAATATGTCATGCTTTCTTTCCATTTCAATAATCTGTTCTGCTATTTCTTTATTATCTAATAGCCCCGCTTTTTGCAACATCTCAAGTCTTTTGCTTTCAATATCTGCTATCAGTTTGATAGCGGTTGTTTTTGCTGTTAAGTTTGCAGAAGAATCTGCAGAATCTATAACCTCATATGTTTTTCTAATTAAAGATGAGTAATGTTGATCTGCTCCAGCAAGTGCTTCTTTTGCCCTTGCGTGAATTGCTTGATTGTTTGAGACCATAGAGCGCCAGTCATTAAGCAATGCCATAACTCTTGGACGTGGGATATCTAACGTATTTGAAATTTGAGAAGCATCAAAGCCTTTTAGGTACTCAGAAGCAACTTGGTTTACAAGGTCTAAGTGTTTTACTAAATCATCTGTTGTCATCTAATGTCCTTAATAATACGAGGTATCCAATAAGATCTAAAATAGTATCCTCTGATGCATATTCTTTGCCTTTATGTATCCTATTAAGTTTATCATCAATACGAATATATAGTTGTTCTTTTGGATCTGATTTACTAAATATATTAATAGGATGGCTATATGAACTACCATATGAGTTATTCTTTTTAATAAGTAGTTCTGCTATATCAAGACATTCTTTCAATATCTTTCTACCCGCAGGTGCCTGAGTTGAAATATCACGAATAAATTTCATTCTATCTTCTAATTCTTTTTCAAAATTAGGAACTTTATATTCTGCCATCTCTACCTCTTTGACTTTCTAAAACCAAACTTGGCAAGATATACGTATATAGTTTCAACAGATGCTCCACACTCTTTTGCAATTTGTTCTGGACTTTTTTTATCAATTACGTATCTTTTCTTTAACCATGCTTCGCTAGTGTATAGTTTCATTTTATCACTAACCCTGTACCTTGTCAACGTTTTTAGGCTCATCCGCTAATCTTGACCAGTTGTTGGTAGCATACCAACCAATAGCAACGGCATCAGCAACATCGTCATCATGAATGTTTGTATCAAAGTTTACATTAACCCATTTAATAGTTCTTTCTTTTCTAAATTCTCTTTCTTTTTGTTTATACCAAGAAAATGAATGTTCTCCTGGATTTTCTTGTCTAATTTTTAACTTTTCATCTTTATTAAGTTTTTTATTTCCTATCCAATTTTGCCAAGCAACTGGAGAACATGATACAACTGATCTATTGCCATATATTTGAACTGACCCAATAATTGCACCCTGTACAAGTGCAAGGTTCATCGCAGTTTTTTGAGAGTTTGTATATATTGCAGATTCAATAACAACTGCATCGATGTCAAAGTCTTTTAAGAATGGTATTAATTTTTTACAAGCATCCCCTGCTTTTTCATATACATGCTTTCCATGAAAATTAATCTTTCCATACTTACATAATTCTTTATCTATAAATATAGAAAAGGCCATAGAGTTTGTTGAAGCATCAATTGCTAAAACTTTATTTGGATGTCCTATATACAATAGTTTATTTTTTTTCATAATCAAAATAATCCTTTATGTCTTTTATAAATTTATCTACCTTTTTATTATTTACTAAACAAGAATTACAAAATGTTGCATCGTTATAAACACTTAACAATGTTTCACATCCGCCAGCACATCTTCTTTCTTTACCAATCCTACTTTTATATTTTGAATTTTGATATCTCTGAACAATTTTTTGTTTAGTTGATTCAGTACGGCATTCAACGGTACAGTAAATTTGATTTTTACTTTTAGTAAAAAATTCATTTTCGCACCATTGACATATTTTTGTCATTCAAGTTCTTTCCTAACTTCGATCTTAATATCACCAGCAGGCTTAGTTTGGCATACCTCAAAAAAGTCACAGCCTTTACATATTTTGTTTTCAAACTTGTTTCTAAATGGATTTTCTGGAAGTTGTTTATCGTCAAATGATTTTTGAACACGGTTCATCCAATCAAAAAAATAGTTAATAAAGTCTTTATATTTTTGATTTAAATTTACAGAAAAAAACTTTAACTCATGAGTATTTTTATTTTCATAAATAAGAAAAGCAAAAGCCTTTTTCATTATCTTCATATATATTAATACTTGTTCTATATTATAGTTTCTAGGCTTATTAGTTCTTTGAAATGCTTCATCATTTATAGTTTTGATCTCAGTAATTATTTCATCTATTCCGTCCCATTTAATAATGGCATCTGTTTTACCAGATATAATAGGATTTTCATGTTTTAGTTTTGCTTCATGTGATACTAAGATTCCAGCACTTTCCATGGCAGATTGAATTCTAATATGTCTATCTGTTCCACTATCCATATTTGCAATAGACTGCCAGTTATTTGATGACTTAGCCTCATTGCCTTCAAACCATAGATACCACATTCTTGCACACTTGCCAGCACCATAGGTTAATCCAGACGGAGTAAATCCAACTCTTTTTCTATGTCCAACCCTATTACTTTTTTCATAACCTTCTTGAATCTTTTTAATTATATCTTTAGTATTTATCTTTGTTTCTTCTTTGTATACCTCTTTAGAGGTAACAATTTTAGACATAAGTTTCTTAGCCACTAGAACGTCCTTACATTATATTTAAGGGCATCCACTAATTTGTCTACCGCTTCTCTTGCTGTATAATAAATATTTTTCTTTGCTCTTTCATCTTTCTTTACATGAGAGTACCAAGAAGCAAGCATTGCAAATTTTGCCGAGTATGCTTGTAGTTGCGTAATAGAAAGAGTTGCTTTTGCTGGAGGTATATCTGGATTAGCAATTAACTTAGCAATCACAATTAATGCCTTTGTTAATTCTTCGTCTTGCATATACTCTGATATATCATTAAACTGTGTTACTTTATTTAATAACTCTGCTGTATTATCCATTATTCTCTCTTAACTGTTCAAATAGTTCCCATTCTATTATAGCAAGACGAACTTTTTTATTTTCCTTACCAAGAACTACCATTAGAACTGGATTCTTTTTTCTATCTACCTTCATTGTGTCTGACACAATTTTAGCCCAAGAGTCTTGGCTGACAGAATAGGATTTAGAATATTCTTTGACATCTACAACGAAGTCATCCAATGATCCGTCAGCCTTGACTGGTCCTCTACCTGAATTGACGTGTGGCTTAGCCCCAATACGTTTTAGTTCTGAACGCTCACTCATCAATATCCCCTTACGTTAAAATTAACTTTAGACAAATGCTTTTCAGCACACATCCAAGTTAGATCTTGTGTTTCTTTGTACATCCTTGCCTTTTCTACTATTGCTTTACATGATTGGCAAATAAATTTACCAGAATATAAAGTGTATTTAGTATTTAATTGTTGATTCAAGTTCTTTTAATTTCTCTGGATTTTCTTTTAGGTATTCAATTACTTTTGCTCTACCCTGCAATCTTTCACCTAAAACTGTGTACCAAGCCCCACCTTTTTCAATAGTTCCTAAAAGTTCTGCAGTATCTACAAGATCTGCTACCTTATCTACTCCAATAATATCTCCATCAAAATAAAAATCATATTCTCCAGCAAGGAATCCTGGTCCAGTTTTATTAAAATCTATATGCCAGTTAACTTTTCTACCAACCTTGCCTTCAATTATTTTGTCACCAACCATAATTTTTGATTTCAAAGCATTGTTATCAGAGTCACTTGACCATAGTTTTACAACAGTACTAGAGAAAAACTTAACCGCTAACCCACCTGTTGGCATATGAGATGCATACATTGCACCAATATTATTTCTTAATTGAGATATTAATACTAACAATGTTTGACCATCTTGATTATTAGCATAGTTAAGCATCTTAACGGCATTGGTCATATCTTTTGCTTCTGCGCCTATTTGTTTAGTATTTTCTAAAGCCTTTAATTCAGATGAATCTTTTTCAAAATAAATAGCAGGAAGTAATGCAGATATTGAATCTACAATTATGATATCCACTTTTGCTTTCATTAATTGAGTAGCAACATCTACCATGTCATTAATAGTCTTAGCAGCAGAGTATACTAATTTATCTGTGTCTACCCCAAGTTTTTTAGCCCACTCTGGATCAAAAGATTGTTCTGCATCTATCCACGCACACAACTTTCCTTCTTTTTGTGCTTCACCAATCATCTGCAAACAAAATGAAGATTTTCCTGCAGACTTATTTCCCCAAACCATAATCTGTCTTCCGTATGCAAACCCACCTTTTAAGGCATTGTTCAAACTTATACTTGGTGTTTTTTGTTTATGCACCTCTACATCGGTAGCATTACTTAATCTCTTTCTTAAACTAGGTTCTAGTTGTGAAAGGAACTCCTCTGTTGATATTCCCTTTATTTCGTTATCCATCTTATTAACCATTTATTACCTCTCTGAGTATTTCTGTTCCATCTTTTGTTAATTCAAAAGTCATTTTTTTTGCTTTTCCTGGTTCACATTTCATAAATCCTTCTGAAAATTTAGTTGGAAATATTGTTATGGGTTTCATGTCTCTACTTACATCTGCAACAATCATATTAGCCATTTTCTTTCCTGTTTTTGTAACTCTAGGCTTAAATGATAGCACATAATACTCATCATTTCCATAGGGAAGTGTTTTATAATTTAAAAACTTAATTAATGGATTACTAAAAGATTCTTTTATATCTTCTATTGGAATAGCCTCCATTACCCTATTACTTGCTACAGCCATAATATATGTTTTACCTGCTTCTATTTTAGTTTCTTCGTCATCAAATACCCCGATCATTCCAGTTGAGTCCATTAATTCAACACGAGACCACCCTTTACCACGTTTTATATTCTTAATAACTCCCATAAGAATAAATACTCCAGTTTCTTCAAAGTCTTCTACATCATCTATATATGCATAGTAATGTTGAGGAACACTTGTTTTAAACTCTGGAAGATTTAAATATTCATATAAATTTTCTTTTATCTCTACATCATTTCTAGGATTATCTGGAAATGTAAGTGCTCCAACTGCGTTAAGTGCAGAAAGTGCTCTAGAGTTTACTCCACTACCTTTTGTAAATACAAAATCATAAAACTCTTGATATGAAGTAAATGGTCTTCTATTTATAATTTTAGAAGATATTCCATCTGATATCCATTTAATAGCAGATAGTCCTATTCTTATTCCCTTACCCTCGATTTTAAAATCACTATCAGACTCATTAACATGAGGTAGTTTTAATCCGATGCCCATACGCTTTGCTTCAATTAAATATTCTGTTCTTGTATCTTTATCTTGTTCATTTTTTAATAACGAATATATGAATTCAATAGGATAATAATACTTTAACCATGCCGTCCAATACGAAAGCATTGAGTATGCTACTGCATGTGACTTGTTGAATGAGTAGCCTGCGTGAGCCTCAAAATCGTGCCATAGAGCCTCTGCTTTGAATTGGGTAATGTGTTTTGATGCACCCAATACAAATCTTTCTTTAAACTCATCAAAATCTTTTGCATCCTTTTTCTTACCAATGATTTTACGAACTTTGTCTGCTTCTGCCATTGTCATTCCACCAAGATGCACACAGGCCTGCATAACTTGCTCTTGGTATAAAACACAACCATATGTATCTTTTGTATACTCTTGCATAATTGGGTGAACATATTCTGTTATAGTTTTTCCATGCTTTCTAGAAAGATATGTTTTTCCAATAGTATTCATTGCTCCTGGCCTAACAAGAGCATTAGAAGCAGCCAATTCATCTAAGTTGCTAACACGCATTTTTACTAAAAGATTTGTATATGGTGTTGCCTCACATTGAAACACGCCCTTTGTTCTTCCATCAGAAAGCATTTCATAAACTTTTTTATCATTTAGATCTATTTCTTTTAATTTAATATTTATTTTGTGCCTTTGCCTAATTGTTTTAATTGTGTCATCTATAACAGTTAAAGTTTTTAATCCTAGTACGTCTAGTTTAATTAATCCAATATCAGCAGCCTCTTCCATATCAACAGCAACTACTGGAATTCTATCTTTTGTTCCTGGAGCAACTCTAGTTTCCATTGGTGCATATTTAAATATAGGTTCTTTTGCTGTTACAACACCAGCGGCATGTATTCCTGTACCTCTAATACGCCCACGAAGTTGTTCTCCATATTTAACGACATCTGGATATTTTAACCTAAACCATTGAGCATTTTTACTAGAAGCAAAGTCATCCCAATCATCTACAGTTTTTAAAACTTTATTCACTTCTGATAGTGGAATGTTAAATGCTCTTGACACATCTCTTACAATTCCTTTGCCTCTAAATTCTAAAAATGTAGCAATTGAAGCAACATTTTCATATTCTTTTTCTAGATATGTTTTTAACTCATCACGTCTTGAATCTGCAATGTCTGAATCAATGTCTGGAAAGTCATTACGATCTGGGTTTACGAATCTAAAAAATAGAAGTCCATATTTAATTGGATCAACATCGGTTATTCCTAAAGCATAACAAACTAGTGATCCAGCGGCAGATCCTCTACCAGGACCTACCAATATGCCTTGCTCTTTAGCCCAATTTAACATATTACTTACAATCAAAAAGTATGGTGCAAAGTTTTTATCTTTAATAATTTCTAACTCTTCTAATACTCTATTAACATATTCAGGCAAATGGTTTAGTTCTTTATCTATTAATCCTTTAATAACTAAATCTTCTAATGTTTTTTGTGGGTTATCTACTTTGGTGGGTAGCAAATCTAATCCTGATTTAATATCATAATCTTCTATCTTATCTACTATATCT